ATGGAAAATGATGTTAGGAGTCGTAAGTGGTTGGTTACTATAAACAATCCGGTTGAAAAGGGTTTTAATCATAATGCAATCAAAGCGCAATTGCAGTTGTTTAAAAACTGTGCATATTGGTGTATGTCGGATGAAATCGGGAAAGACGGTGGAACATATCATACGCATGTGTTTATATGTTGCACTGGTGCGGTTAGATTCTCGACATTGAAAAAACGTTTTGACGGTGCGCATTTTGATGTATGCAAGGGTACTGCTGCCGATAACAAGAATTATGTGTTTAAAGAGGGCAAATGGTCGGGTTCCGAAAAAGAAGACACACGTGTGGATGGTACACAAGAAGAGTATGGAGAGTGCCCGGTTGAAAGACAAGGACAGCGGAACGATATAACCGATCTGTATGCGATGATCAAAGAGGGCTTAACTAATTATGAAATCATAGAAAGCAATCCGCAATATATGCTTAATCTTGATAAGATTGAACGTGCAAGGCAAACTATTTTGGAAGAACGCTATAAGAAAGAGTGGCGCGTACTTGAAACGACATACATATATGGCACTACCGGAAGTGGTAAAACGCGTTCTGTAATGGAGAAATATGGTTATGATAAAGTTTTCCGTGTGACTGATTATGAACATCCATTTGACGGTTATAAGGGACAGGAAGTGATTGTGTTTGAAGAATTCCGGTCTAGTATTCGCATTGGGGAAATGCTCAACTATGTTGACGGTTATCCGGTGGAACTGCGGTGTAGGTACGCAAACAAGGTCGCGTGTTTTACAAAGGTCTATATTATATCGAATATCGCGCTGACAGAACAATATACAGATATACAGAAATATCAGCCGGAAACGTGGAACGCTTTTCTAAGGCGCATCAATAAAGTGCGTGTGCATGTGAAAGATAAGGTGCATGAGGGAACGTGTAACGAATATATCAACGGTTTTGTTCCGGCACTCGATAATGAAATACCGTTTAATCGTCCAGACTGATTTCTCCGTGTTCTTGTTCGTATGCTTGGATATATTCGCGCACTATACGTTCTATTTGTTTGCTAAGCGGTCTATCTTCTTGTTCTGCTAATTTGCGCAATTTATCCATAAGGTTGTTATCTAATCGTAACGGATATGTTTTATTTTTGTATTCGCCCATATAGACACCCCTAAAAAATATAAAGATATTTATAGATATCTACTTGACATAAATAGATATCTATGGTACTATAATACATGTAAGATATCAGTAGATATCTACTAGATACTAATAAGTATCTACATGTTGTCTCGGTTGTTGTGGGTGCACCGGAAACCCTCTAGTTTTAACTTAGGATGGGAACCTGAATGCACCCACGTAAATTGATAAAGTAATTATTCCAATTTTTATTTTATCAGTAAATAGGAAAATAAGCAAGCAAGAAAGAACGGTTGAAGCGATAGTGAAAATTGCAAAGTTTAATTCTACCATCCATTTATACAGTGGAATTCTCTTCTGCACAAGTGGAGTTTAATCTTTCATATCATAAATGGTATGCTCATGTTGGCCTTCTGACAGCAGTAGAAGGAGAACTAGCATGAGCAAATATATTCCCGGTAATCAAAAACATCTTACTCTCGAAGATCGCAAATACATTGAAAAATCCCTAAACGCTGGCTGTTCTTTTAAGGACATTGCAAGATATCTTTGTAAAGATCCAACAACAATCTCAAAAGAAATCAGGCTGCACAGGCTCAGCGACTGGTATCACAAAGGCTGTTTTAACAATGCACATAACTTTTGCGTCCACAGATATCATTGCAAAAAAGTCAATGCCTGTGGCAAGATCATTCTCTGCGGTGTCAAATGTACCACCTGTCCAACCTGCAACCAGACATGTCCGGACTTTTTCAAAGAACGATGTAACCGACTCGATAAAGCACCTTATGTGTGTAATGGTTGTCCAAAAGCAATCAATCACTGCACGATTGCCCACAAATACCGCTATGATGCTATTTTTGCTGACCGCAAATACAAAGAATGTCTCTCACAGTCCAGGGCCGGTATAAACATGACCAGACACGAACTGCATCAGAAAGATATGGTCATCACGCCCCTGATTTTTCAGGGCCAGTCTCCATATCAGATTATAACGAATCATCCAGAACTCGATATGTCCGTGAGAACTCTGTATTCTTACCTTGATAAAGGAATCCTGTCCGCAAGAAACATCGATCTGAAACGTCAGGTAAAATTCAAACCCCGCAAAGTACACAAGACCCAGATCAAAGACAGATCCGTTTTTATCAGACGTATGTTTTCTGATTTTCAAGCCCTTGAACTTGACCATTTTGCTGAAATGGATACCGTTCACTCATCACAGGACTCAAAGCGTGTCATCCTGACATTCTTCTTAACCCGTGAAAAACTGTTTCTTGCATTCATTATGAACAGATGCACCAAAGGTGCCGTAAAACTTGTTTTTAACAAGTTGGAACACCAGCTTGGCACATATGATTTTTTAACCTTATTCAACACGATTCTTACGGATCGCGGATCCGAATTCGGGGATCCGGAGTCTCTCGAAAACGGCATTAATGGCATTATGCGGTCAAGCATCTATTACTGTGATCCGATGAGAAGCGGTCAAAAAGGCGGCATCGAACAGGCACATACCATGCTTCGAATGATTCTTCCTAAAAAGACCAGCTTTGAATATCTCACCCAGTGGGATTTAAGAACTATCGTAGACCACATAAATTCAACCCCAAGAGAAAGCCTTGGTGGTCGAACACCGTATGATGTAGCACTTGAAAACTATGGTATAGACATCTTAAAAGCACTTCAGCTTAGGCCGATTCCACCCGATGAGGTCAATCTGACGCCTAAGCTGATACGCTTTAACCACTAACTTAGCATAAAAATCTGCTGTCAGGCTGGAACTTAACAATTCACATTTTTTGAATGCGGCCTGTGGAATTTAGTTTCGCACAGAAACTATCCAGAGGCTTGTTTGCCATGCCTGAAAGTAAGATGTTTTATGGAAAGTTAATCTAATTATAGCAGTTTTATAAGGATTTAGCCTACAATTCTAAAAAATCAAAGAATTTTAAAGCGTGGTGGAATTTACCCCTGCACTGGAATTTACTTTTTCAAGTCAGTGTTGAAGCGATAGGGCGGCTCACAAGTAACGTGGTAGTTAGGCTATTTGAGAAATAGACGGAGTGAGTGCAGAATAAACAAGAACCGTCACCGGATTTGAAGAAAGTAGGAGTTGCACGGCACTGATGTATAGTGTTCCGCACTGATGGAAGAAAGCGGACAGGCTTGACCGACAAGCACATTAACCGTAAAACAAGAAGCAATTAAACGGAAGTATCAAACGCGCGAAAGACTTAAGCACTTGTTTTCCAAGGATTTACGAAAACGCAATCGAACATTGACAACTAAATATTTACCCTATAAAGAATGTGAGAGAAAAAGGAGAAAAAAAGTATGAGTAAGTTAGTAGGATTCAAGAAGTTTACAGGGAAAAAGGACGGTACAAAGTATTGCGTGTTACAGGTTGTCGGTGAGTTCAACGCGCGTGAGAAAAACAACGGTTGCGCTGGGGAAAAGGTGGAGGAAGTTTTCATGCCGGCTGATAAAGTAGATTCTGTGAATGAGTCATTGATTGGTAAGGAAGTAAAACTTGATTATGAGTTATCCGGAAACCGTGCTTATCTTGTAGACGTTACTTTTCTCGATAAGGCGCGCTAATGACTTGGCGCGGGTTTAAATTAAGGATGGTATATAAGACGAGGTACTGGATATGGAAGATACTGAAATTTTGGAAATGGTAAGCAGATACGTTGATTCTGTATCTGTTGCGGGTATGGAAGTATGCGCGGTAGCGGTTATTATGTCTGCTATTGGTTGTATAGTCGGTGTTGTCGTTTTCGATATTCTGTCTAAGAGGTGGCATACATGAGTGATATTATGAGTATTTGGTTTTCTTCGTTTGGAATTGGTATTAGTGCCGGATTCGTCATTGCTTTTACAGCTTGGGCGGTAGGGTTCGGCATTTATGCAATAATAAAATGGTTCAAGATGTCTTGACCGGAAAGGAGCTAAAAATGGAAAGTATTAAAACTGCCATGGGTACAGCATTTTCGGCTGTACAGACAAATGTCGTTGACATGATTTCTACTTGCGCACCGTATGCGCTTGCTATCATTGGTCTTACTGTTGCGGTAACTGTCGGTATTAAGGTTTTCAAAAGACTTACTGCACAGGCTTAACATATACGGAAAATATGTTATCACGGAAAGGGGTAGGAGAGTGGTTCTCGTACCCCTTTTGCTTTGTAAGGAAAGGGAAAATATGAAACAAAGTGATAATGAAAAAATGAGAAAATTCAAGAACCGGTATAGGAATGTTTTACAGCGTGTAAAGAAATTTTTCCGGTTGCATATGTTTCCCGTGGTGCTCTCTGTGGCAATTATAGGCGGTGTCGTGTTTGGCTCGTATTATCGGGTTTACGCTACAGGCATGGAAGAATTGTTCTATTATACATATTTTGACCTTATGAGCGGACTTTTTGCGGAAACTGGAATGGATTTTGCTTTGAAAGATGATTATTATACAAAGTCTGACCGTGTGTCCGGTAAACAGGTATGGGATAACTTCTGTACATGGGTAGAAAATAAAGCAAAAGTTGCTACGCTTCCGGTTGAGGTAGTCAATAAAACGGTGTTTGATGAGTTGAAGAATCTTCCTAATACGGTTACAAGTGCCGGTGCAAAAATGTCGGAAAAGCTGTCGGAGTTGTTGGCTAAGGTTCTGCCAACTTTTGCGTCTGATACTTCGGGCGGTGGCTGTTCCGAAATTGAATCGTTTGAAGCGGCGGCGGCTATTATAGCGGCTGTTTGTGGTACGTCTGCTAAAGATGTACCGGAGTATGGTTGGTTTGGCAATGGAAATATGTTAGATATTTTTACGGATGGTAAGGTTATTTATATTACAGAATTTGATCGCGCTATTGAGTTGGGAGACCTCGTTTTTAAATATTCTGATGGTACTCAAACTGGGGCTACTTATGGTACTGAATTTCATATTTCAGACGGCTTATATTATCCGGGCGAGAAAATCTATTCATTGTCTTCTTATTCTTGGATTGTCCATAATGGGGTGTTTGCTGGTGCTGACGGTACATCTGTAAATGATTATGCAAAAGTTAAAACTGTAGACGATAACACGGTATATGTTCCGGGTGTCGGCTATAAGACCAACTGGGATATATGGAAAGATATTGTAAATGATAAAGCAACAACAGACGCGGAAGAAGATGCGTGGAATACTCGTTATAACTTAGATAATGATAACAAGGACGATAAGGAAAAAAAGAAGAAAGACAATAATAAAGACAAACTTCCGGTTGCTATTCCTATTATTCCATTTAAAAAGCCGGATTCTACGGAGAAAGACACGGAGAAAGACACTGAAAAAGGTACCGAATCTGATGTTCCGGGGAAAAATCCTGGTTCATCTAAAAATCCAATGATTAACCCTGACACCGGGCATTATATTGATCCAGATACCGGATATGATATTGATCCCGACACGGGTAAACTTATTGACCCGGACACTGGAGAACTTATTGACCCTAATATTCCATCTACTGCAGATAAGGCTGGAAACTGGAAACGTTTGTTTCCGTTCTGTATACCGTGGGACATGATGGAACTTGTAAAAATGATGAAAGCGGAGAAAAAAGCACCGCGTTTTACGTTCAAGTATACGTTTGAAAAAATCAATTATACATGGGTTGTTGATGTTAACATGGCTGATTACTGGAAATATATTAAAATTTTCCGGTGGGGAATGACAATTTTTTTTATCATTGGTTTGTTTTTCTTGACAACCAAAATAACAACTTTCGTGCATCGTATGAGTGGCTAAGGGGGTGTGATTATGAGCGTTTCTATGCTTAGACCGTTTTTTATATCTATAGCTGGAATGACGGTTCTTGTGCTCGTGGGTTTTCTTTGTGGCATTTTGCCAGAGAGTCCGTTTCTTGCATTTATCCAAGCGGAAGAGGTTAACGAGTATCTTTGTTATATAAACTATTTCATCCCGGTTGATGTATTTATCACAATCGGTTCTGCGTGGTTGCTTGCGGTAGTTCCTTGGGTTGTTTGTCAGTTCGTCATGTCCGGTATTAAGTTGTTGGGTGAGTGGATTCCATTCACCTAGAAGGGAGAAAAAATGATTTCACTGTATAGTGGCACACCGGGTTCGGGAAAATCGTTGCATCTTGCGTCACGACTTTTAAACTGGATGCGTTACAAAGATGCCCCAATAATCGGTAACTTTCTTTGTGATTTTGGATGTATTAGAAATCCTAGGGGCAGTTATCTGTACATAGATAACAGTGACTTGACTGTGGAACGTCTTGTAAATTTTTCGCGCAATTACGCACAGTACATAGGGCACAAACCTAAAGAAGGGGAAATACTGCTGGTCGTGGATGAATGTCAGATCATGTTTAATTCGCGTGACTGGGGGCAGAAAGACCGTGCTGATTGGTGCTCGTTTTTCACCCAGCACAGGAAACTGGGATATGAAATAGTCCTCGTTGCACAGTTTGACCGGATGCTAGACCGGCAAATACGTAGTTTGATTGAGTATGAATGGATTCACCGAAAAGTTTCTAATTTTGGTATACAGGGCAAAATCATGTCGTTACTGTTCGGGGGCAAGCTGTTTGTAGCTGTCAAGGTGTGGTATCCCATGAAAGAAAAGGTGGGAAGTGAGTTTTTTATGTATAAAAAGCGGTATTCCGCTATATACGATACATACGCGCTTTTTAATGCACCTGTGGAAAATGCATAGGAAAAGGTTCTCCGGTGGGATGTTGCGCAATGGGGGACGCAAGGGGGACCCATGAAGCGACACCCCGCCGGATTGCCTTGGATTATGCTTTTAACAGATGCAAGAGCTGCGCGGTTTGCATGTTTATAGCGCTCGGCGCAAGTGATAAAAAATGTATGGTCGGCGCAATGAAATAAAATGTTATTTTTTAGAAATCTTGATGCGTAAGCATCAGCTTGTTTGTAACTGTAACTTAAGGTATTTGATGCATAGCGTCTGAATGGTTAAATGTGGGGAATAAGAGTGACGACTAACTATTCGCAAAACCTAAGTTTAACGAATAGTTCTCTCAAGCAAAATCATAATAGCACACCGCGAACGCTCTGGCAAGCCATTATGCAAGATCTTCAGAATCCAGCAATATGGTAAAAGGCCCGTCGTTTATCAGAGAAATTTTCATATCTGCACCAAAGATTCCGGTTTGTACATCCGGAATTTCTTCTTTGCATTTTGCAATAATATATTCGTAGAGATTGTTTGCAAGTTCCGGATTTCCGGCTTTGATAAAAGATGGACGGTTTCCCTTCCGGCAGTCCGCATATAATGTAAACTGTGATATTAATAACAGGGAGCCTTCGATATCATGTAAAGACAGGTTTGTTTTTCCGTTTTCATCACCGAAGATGCGCATCCCAAGGAGTTTTCGAATCATTTTATCGGCAATGTTTTTGGTATCGGTTTCTGCAATTCCGATCAGGACGCAAAAGCCGTTTGTTATCTGTCCGGTAATTTTTTGATCAACTTCACATGTTGCTTCAGTGACACGTTGTATTACAAATCGCAT